CGGAAGCGGGTGCATCACCTTTGAGGGCAGCGACGGCACCAAGACCGTCACCAGCGCAGACCTACATTACCGGGTGGCCGCAAACTCCGGCACAGAGGACGGCACTGCACCGGAACCGGGCACCCCTGCATGGCAGCAGCTGGTGGATGCCGTGCACACTGACGCCACCGCCGCAGAGCAGGCCAAGACCGATGCACAGACGGCAGCACAGCAGGCCGGGGCATCTGCCCAAAAGGCCGGACAGGCTCTTTCTGACACCGTCACTGCCAAAGAGGACGCTCTGAAAGCCATCGGTGACAAGCAGACCGCCGCCACACAGGCTGTGGACACGGCCCGGGACAAGGCTCTACAGCAGGTGGAAGCCTCCACCAAAGCCGCCCAGACCGCCGCCAGTGAAGCCGCCACCAGTGCAGGCAGTGCCAGCCAGAGCGCTCAGGAGGCCGCTGACAGCCTGCAGGAGCTGAAGGACGGCATTGCAAGCGGCGACTTCAAAGGCGAGCCCGGCAATGACGGGGAATCCCCAGTTGTGACTGTAACTGACATCGAAAATGGCCATCGTGTCAGCATCACTGACAAAGACGGTACAAAAACATTTGATGTCTTAAATGGTCAAACCGGCAAAACCGGTGCAACGCCTGTTCTGACAATCGGTACGGTGTCCAGCGGAGACAAGCCTTCCGCCGACATTACCGGCACGCCTGAAAATCCGGTGCTTAACCTGAGGCTGCAACCCGGGCCTCAAGGCCCTGCCGTAGCACTGGACACCACCCTCACCCACGAGGGCGAAGCTGCCGATGCAAAAGCCACAGGTGACGCGATTCATGGCGTAAGTGATGACATTGTTGCAGAAGCCACCCGGGCAAAGGAGGCAGAAAATCAGCTAAAGGAAGATATAGGAAACTTAAATAAAGTATCTGAAAAAATATCGTCCGTTAGTATCATACAAAAATGTGAAGTCAGCGATGGATATTATTGGAACTTTATTGCAGGAGGAAAAGAGACCAAAGAAATAAACGAGAATTATATTGCGGTAAAGATTCCTGTAGAAGGCAATAAGTTAATTGTTTACGGTGAGTTTCAAGATTGGGCTTCACGGTATGTTAATAACGGAGCCTATACCCCTGTTGAAAGTACGTATATCAGTCACAATACGCAAACGAGTAAAGTTGCAGAATTTTATAATATTCCGACAGATGCAAAATATCTTTGCTTGAGTTTTTATAAAGGAGGATTAGATACATCTATTGAAAGTGTTAATGTTGTATCCGGTGAATTTAGGCAAAATTCATCTTATCGTAAAACAAATTTTGCTGATAGGTTAGAAGTTTACACAAAGGATGAAGTAGATGATAAACTTGGTGAGATTCATATCAACAAGATTTATGTGGCAACAACTGGAAGCAATACAGAAGGCAATGGCACAAAAGAAAAACCATATGCCACCGTATTAAAGGCAAACGATGTTATTGCTGATGCTTCTGAAAAGAATAAGTATGAAATTATTGTAGCAGACGGAACATATACTGATTTGCAAGAAAAATACAAAGGTCAGAATGGCTCTGGTTATCAAGGTGTTATTGCTAAATCATATGTAACATATAAGTCCCAAAGTAACAATCCGGAAAAATGTATTTTTATTTGGGATGGTGGTGTTGGATATGACACTATAAGTAACGATACTTGTGCTAATAAATGTTTTTTCCACATAAATTCAGTAACCATCAATACTGTAATTAAAGGGTTTAAATTCGTTGGGTCTAATCTGAGATATTGTTTACATTTTGAAAGTAATTGTCTTACAACACCTTATATCGAAAATTGCATTTTCGATTGGCACGGTAGAGATTTCTTACCTAAGAATGGTCCCACTATTGGTATGGGTGGAAGTATTTTCTCACATATCACTTTTAAGGATTGTAAATTCCTAAACTCACAAAATGATGCTGGCATTCAATGGCACGATAACACATACCCTTATGATTGGATAAATGGAAGATACGAGCCGGAAGGTCTTTGTCCAAAAGGCGCAGTAATTGAATGCATTGATTGTCTGTTTGACGGATTAAACGTCCAAGTGAGGAGTCAGAATGAAGACAGGCCGATGCCATGTTGTTTAATCCTTAAAAATTGTGGTGGATTAAAAAATGTATATCCGTCAATTATTGCGGGTGGTACGAAGAATTATTGGAAATTATTTAACCAATGTAGTTTTATCAAAAATGATTTACTTACAGATGCCACTGAAACTACAACTTATGATGAAATGACATCAATCAAAACATCGACTAATTAACGAAGGAGGTACACATGGCTATCAAAAGCAAATCCTGCCACGACCTGACACTGCGCTCCATCAAGCGAGAAATCGCCGCAGAACGTGACGTTGCATACTGGCTGGACAAGGCGTACACCCATCTGGACAGCGGCTTGCTGACAGAGGACGATATTGCAGAGGTGGAAGCCCTCGCGCAGGCGTACTACGACGCGCTGGATGCGAAGGACAAGGCGAACGCTGAGGAAATTACGCAGTAAGGAGACAAAAAATGCTTCATTACCACTACATCAAGGTCATTGCTGATTCCGAAAACATGAGTACGGAAGAAATCACTTCTGTTCTGCAAAAATACTTTGCAAAACAGAACGATGGTTTTTACCTCGAAATCGACCTGGATAACCATGCCGCTGATTTCGATGGCAGCGGAAAATGGCTCATGCGGTTGGAAGGAAATATTTTGTGGCTAAATGGCGAATACGTTGCGCTCAGCGGTGTGCAACAAAACAGCCCAGACGATAGCTGTATCGTCAAAATTTCCACAATTCGTTATCTCATTGTTCACAATAAGGAGTGATATCATGGCAAGCACTACATACGAGCATTTTGTTGACACCAACAAAATGTATGCCGCGCAAGAGCAATTTCGTGACCTCACGAAAATGGTCTGCGCATGTTTTCGCGGCCTCACGAAAACATACCATCTCGGCAATGCCAACAAACTGGTGACGTTTTGTCACCGTTTTGCCAACATTGGCAATGTGGTGCGCAACGCCGGACAGCTGCCGCAGCCTTTCTGGCTCGGTGCTGCTCATGGCGGCGGCTCGCATAGTCTTTCCGCCAGCGTTGCAAGGGCTTAATGCAGAGCAGATAAAAGCTGTGATAAAACGTGCGCCGCTTGGGAGGTATGACCGGAAAATCGCCCGGTTGCGGTACGTTGACCAGCTATGCCAAGTTGATATTGCAGCGCGTGTGCCGTATTGTCGAACATCAATCGGCAATAGGCTGAAAATTATTGATGAAAAGCTAGACGAAAGGAGCTCACCATGAACCTCGAAAATGTTCCGACCGCCAATCTTACTACAGAGCTTCGCAAACGCGAGGGCGTGGAAACGACCGTTGTCGAGCCCTATCAGGACGCAGCAGTCAGAGTCAACGGCCCTGCGCTGGTTCTTGTCGTGACGGATTGATTGTGGTATAATAACATCAACAAATCCACCCGGCCTCTCGAAGAAGCGCATTAGGGCGGATATCTGAACCCGTCAAGCCTCTCAACGATGCGTATCATGGCGGGTCTTTTAGTTGATACAGTCTCCTGCCCGCCTACTTGCAGTGCGTACCATGCGGGAGGCGCCTTTAGACTTGAAAGGCTGCGGCCTTTGTAGAGAGCGGCATTTCCTGTAGGAGGTTCCGCTCTTGATTTTACAAAAAAACTCCCCTGCTTTGCCGAAGCCCTGCGTTCCACGCGGGGCACGTTGTAGGCAAAGTGGGGGATTTTTTGCAAGTAAAACGTTCAAACTTTCTATTTTGCATCATTTTATATAAGTATATTTATATCTTTAAGCGCTCATGCGGATTTTTCCGTGTGGGCGCTTTTATTTTTTTGTCCTTCGTTGTACCTTCGTTGTCTCTCACGGCGGTTTAAAAAAGTACACTGGGCGCAAAGGGAGGGGGTGCCATGTGGCACAGATTTAACCCAAACCCGCGCGGGAGCAGTGTCGGGGACTGCGTAGTGCGGGCGGTAGCTGCGGCCACTGGGCAGAGCTGGGAGCAGGCCTACATTGGATTGGCGCTGACCGGCTACGCCCTCGGCGATATGCCCAGCGCCAACCGCACATGGGGCGCATACCTCCAAAAACAGGGTTACAAGCGTCGCATGGTGGAAGCAGACTGCACCACTTGTTACACCGTGGCAGATTTTGCCAGAGAGTACCCGCGCGGCGTGTATGTGCTGGGCTGCTCCGGCCACGTTCTGACCGTCATCGACGGCGAGTGGTGGGACAGCTGGGACAGCGGCAGGGAGTGCCCGATCTACTACTGGTACAAGGAGGAGTAAACGATGCCGATCTATAGCGGATACCCACAAGTGTATTACCCGCAACAGCCGCAGGGGCAGCTTGAACAGCTCAGGGCTGCACAGTACCAGCCCCAGCCCCAGCCTGTTATGATGCCGACAATGCAGGGGCAGACCGCACCGGCTGACAGCGGCTTTATCTGGGTACAGGGTGAAGCGGCAGCTAGGGGCTATCTGGTCGCCAATGGGAGCCGGGTGCTTTTACTGGATGCCGATTCCGATACCTTTTACATCAAAGAAGTGGGACAGGACGGCAGGCCGTTCCCTCTCCGCATCTACGACTACAAGGAGCGCACCAGCGGCCCCAAAGCGTCGATTGCAGCCGCACAAGCTGCAGGCGGGGAGTATGTCACCCGCAAGGAGTTCGACGCACTGGTGGCAAAGCTGGCGGCGTTAGAGAAGCAGGAAGCACCAGAGCCGGAAAAGGAGGGCTAAACGATGAGCAGCAGCTTGTATAATTCGATGGGCCGACAGACCCAGAGCCCCATTGGCGGGCAGTTTCAGCAGTTTATGGGCCAGATGCAGGGAAAGAACCCGCAGGAGATGATAAACCAGATGCTCACCTCCGGCCAGCTCTCACAGCAGCAGCTCAACGCTATTCAGCAGCGGGCGCAGCAGATCGCGCCGATGCTCAATGGCATGAAAAATATGTTTGGATTCTGAAATGCGGCCGCATTTAGAATAAATTTCAAAATTTAACGTAAAGGAGTAAAACTATGTCTCTTTCTTCTGATAGCACGGTTCTGACCATGCCGGTACAGCCCGCCAACGGTTACAGCAACGGCTTCAACGGCTGGGGCGGCGACTGGATGGGCTGGATCGTCCTCTTCCTGATTTTCGGAATGTTCGGCTGGGGCGGCATGGGCGGCTTTGGCTGGGGCGGCGGCATGGGCATGGGCGGCGCTTCGCCTTATATGACCAGCGCTGTCACACAGGCAGACCTGCAGCGCGGCTTCGACAACCAGAGCGTCATGAACAAACTGAACGGGCTGGAAAACGGCCTGTGTGATGGCGTCTATGCTATGAACACCGGGATGCTTCAGGGTTTCAACGGCGTGCAGCAGGGCCTGAACGGCGTCACCAACGCCATGCAGCAGGGCTTCAACAGCACCAACGTTGCGCTGATGCAGGGGCAGAATGCTCTGGCTACACAGCTGGCAGACTGCTGCTGCAAGACCCAGACCGCGATCCAGGGAGTCAACTACAATCTGGCCACTCAGGAGTGCGACACCCGGAACCAGATGCAGCAGGGCTTCTGCGCAACGCAGAACACCATGAACAACAACACCCGGGACATCATCGAGAATCAGAACAGCAACACCCGCGCGGTGCTCGACTTCCTGACCAATGATAAGATCGCCACCCTGCAGAGCGAGAACAACGAGCTGCGCCGGGCTGCTTCTCAGGATCGACAGAGCGCGTTCCTGACCACCGCGATGAACGCGCAGACCAACCAGATCATCGGGACTTTGCAGCAGAAAGCTCCCGTGCCTGCCTATCAGGTGCCCAACCCCAACGCCATTTACTATGGCTGTGGGACCGGCTGCGGCAGCTGCGCATAACCAAATCACAACAGCTTTTTGAGTGGTTGTTTCCAAAATGGAAATGCCCACATCAAAATGTTCAGCCCCTGAGCTGATTTTGCAAACCAGAGCGCCGGGGCAGCAGTCCCGGCGTTTTTCTATGAAAGGAGCCGATAAAATGGCTGAATTTACGAATTCCAATACCGTGGCAGTAGCCGCTGGGCAGGATCTCCCGTTGACGGAGACTGCGGCGAAAGCGCCTGCGTGCATTGTGCACCGTGCTGGCAGCGGCCTTGTGACACTTCGCGGCCTGACAAGCGGGCAGTGCCGGGCCCGCTTCAAGGTGAGCTTTGGCGGCAATATCGCCATTCCCACCGGCGGCACCGTGGGGCCCGTTTCCGTGGCGCTGGCTGTCGGCGGTGAGTCGCTGACCAGTGCGACCGCCATTGTTACCCCGGCGGCAGTCGAAAATTACTTCAACGTTTTCGTGGCTGCGTTCATCGAGGTGCCGCGTGGCTGCTGCGTGACCGTGGCGGTTAAAAACACCAGTACGCAGGCTGTCAGCATTGCAAACAGCAATTTGATCGTTGAGCGGGTAGCATAAGAAAGGAGATAAAGTCATGCTGGATAAACTGAATCATCTGAAGGATGAAATGTGCGACGAGCTCATGGAGCTGACCGACAAAAAGAACCGTTCCCCTGGCGATGTTGAGATGATCGGCGAGATCGTGGACATCATTTTGGACATTCACCGCATCGAGGATTACTGCGAGGGCGGCGAGTACAGCCGTACAGGCGAGTGGGAAGCTGACATGCGCGGGACTTTTGGCCACGATGCCGGGAACGGTTACAACCGGGGCAACAGCTACGCCAACCGTGGCCGTCACTATGTTCGTGGGCACTACTCCCGCACGGATGGTCGTGAGCGCATGATCTCTGACATCGAGGACATGATGCAGGAAGCCACCGGTGCAGAGCGTGACGCCTACAAGCGGGCCGCTGACATCTTGCGCAACGCATAAGGAAGGGGGGCGGCAGGCATGGACATCGATGAGATCAACACCCATATTCACAAGCTGAAATGCGGTTCAACGGACTGGCAGAGCGTGGAAAAGCTTGCCGCCCTCTGCACTGTGCGGGACGAGCTGGAAGAAAAGCAGGCACCTGAAACGCAGATCCAGGCACTGCCGCCCGCGACTTATGCGGCGGCGTACTCCACGGCAGCGGAACCGCAAAGCGACTTTGTGGTGGCTGCCAGCTCTGTTCCTTTCGGCGGTCTGATGCAGGTGCTTGACGAGCACATGAAGGCAATAAAGCTGGTTTACCCGAAAGAGTATGAGCTCGTAATGCGAAAAATAAGCGACTTGTAAAAGGACATAAAATGTGCTATTTTTACATAAGCTTCAGCGTTTTGGCACGAGACGGATAACCTAACAATAAGTTAACAAATCAATAATTATTTACATAAATACGTAAAATAAACTTGATTTGTAATCAGTGGGTTGCGGGTTCAACTCCTGTCACCAGCTCCAAAAATAAACGCACGAACGATAAAAACAAACCGTCCGTGCGTTTTTCTTTTTGCTTGAAACGCCTTAAAATCTCCTGAATGAGCGTGATAATCTAACAAACAATCCAACAAATCAATACTTCATTTTTTGCATTTCCTGCAACAAATAGGCTGGATCGTTGTGGGACACGTACTTGTTGGCCGTGGTGGAGAAATTTTTGTGACCCAAGATGGCCTGCACGGCGGTCTTTTCTAAGCCGCACTCCACCATCTTACTGCTGGCGGTATGACGCAGTGTATGCGGGTGCACGCCCTCTATATGGCATTCCTGCATCAACGCCCGGAACTTTGTAGCCACGTTGCGCTTATCCAGCTTTGTGCCGGCCTTGGATGGAATCAGCCATTCACACCCGCTGTCAAGCATCCAAAAGGCAATGATCTTGTAAATGGGCTCAAGGATGGGGATAATGCGGTTTTTGCCTGCCTCGGTCTTTTCGCCGCCCTGCATGTACCGCTCTTTCAGATGCACATCCTCGCAGCGCATGGAAAGCAGCTCGTCAATGCGCATACCGGTGTACAGCAGCACCATGGCGATCTGAGCCGTCTGCCCGAATTTTGGGTCATTCTGGTAGATGCTGATCCGCTCTATCTCGGCCGCAGTCAGAGTGCGCTCCGCTTTTCCTGTAACCGCCGGGAGCTGCAGCAGCATGGCATAATTTTTGTTTATGATGTCCTGCGCCATTGCCCACTCGCAGATCTGGCTAAAAAGCGTGCGCTGCTTTTCGCAGGAGCTTCGGGAGAGCCCCTTTTCCACCATTGCGTCAATGACCTGTTGATAATCTGCCGCTTTTAAGTCCCGCAATTGTCGGTCGTATAGCGGAGCAGCCTTTGCATAGGCTAGCTCGTACCCTTTTTGCATGTCCGTGCTGAGCTTGTCAAATTTGGGCTGTGCTTTCCATTGGGTATAGGCATCTGCAAAGGTGCATTTCAGACGCGCTGCGGGGGTGTTCTGGGCGTTGTAAGCGTCCAGCGCTTGTACTGCTTCGCCTGCTGTTTCAAACGTGCCCAGAACGTCCCTTTTGGCTGTCAGGGCCACATACGGTCTTGCCCGCGTCCCGCTCAGTTTATACACGCTGCCGCTGCCCTTTGGACGGCGGCGCTTTTTTCTTTGCTGCGGGGCGGCCTCCGGCTGCTTCTTCCCGCACCACGGACAAAAAGAAGCACCATCCGGGATCTCCTTCCGGCAACATGGTCTTACGCACTTCATAGCTTACTCCTTTTTTCGCCCGATGTAACCCTGCGCGCCTTTTTCCGAAGCTTCACGCCCGGCCTTGTAAGTTACCTTCAAATCGTCTATTGGCGGCTGTGGGTCGTCCGGGCAGGGGTCTAATCCCATGTTCTGGGCAAAATTGTATTGGTTGATGATGATTCCGCACACGCTGACCCGGTTGTTGAGTGGGCAGTGCAGGTTGGCGGCTACCTCGGAGATCACAGCGGGCGGGCTGCTGCCATGGTTGCCCTTCAGCACGAAAAGAAGCAGTCGTTTCGTCAGCGGTGGCAAGTTTACCACAAAGCGGCACAGCTCCGCGTCCAGCTCTGTGTCGGTCTTTCTGTCATCGGGTGTCGCGTACAGCTCCGGGTGGATCATCTCCATAAACACGGCGATGGGGGATGCCCCGCAGGCCGTACACCAATCCATGATCTCGTCGCTGTCCGGGCTGGTGCAGCCTTTTTCCCAGCTCTGCACTGTTCGCTCCCCTTTTTCGATGCGCCTTGCGATCTCCGCTTGACTCAGGCCAGCAGATACCCGGGCCTTTGCAAGCGCTTTCCCGATCTGGGTCGCCGTAAAATAACTCATACTTTCGCCCCCATAAAACCAGCGTGTTTTTAACAGAAAATGGCGCAGAAAAATTCTGCGCCATTCGACAAAAAATATCCGTGTTTTGTTTTCCAACGGCGCATGGTAAAATCTGGAACATAAGACATAAATATGCACAAAAGAAAGGGGAAAACAAAATGGATTTTGATCAAAGAAACGGTAAAGGAACCGAAACGACCATCATTGACGGGATGCCTGCCAGCGTTTTGACCGGAACCGAACGCACCCCTGCACCCTGGGAGGAATGAGTTATGAAAAATCTGTCACACTTTCGCACCCATGCCCGTGCCCTGCTGGCCTGCTATTTGGATATGACCCCGGAGCAGCAGCGCCTTGCTCGCGCTTACATTCAAGATAAGGCCCTGCCGGAGGTGCAAGCCCTGCGTAACGCAGCCGGTACGCCCGGCGGGGCGCTGGCCGCTGACTTGCTGCAAAATTTGCAGCAGCCTTGCAACCGCGAATAGCAACGTGCATTTTTTGCACATTGCTCGTGCAAAACGCGCGTTTTCCGCGAATAAGCTGAAATGTCAGGGTAAATCCACATTTTTCAGCGTATTTTTCCGCTGAAAGAAGGGAACGAATAGGGATTGACGACAACAACCAGCGGTTTTATAATATGGTTGTAAACAGGTTTACAGGCCAAGCATCTGAGACTTCTTTGCGTTGTACTCCGCTTCCGTGATGGCGCCCATATCCAGTAGCTGCTTAAACTTCAAAAGCTCATCAGCGGCGCTGGGGGCAGCCGGAGCGGCAGCCTGCGGCTTCTCCTGGCTGACTTTGCAGCTCTTGAGAAACGCAGTCATTCCGCCGGGATAAACCGTTGTCGGGAAGTTGGTTTCGCCCAGTGGAAGCGCAAAGTGGATAGACACGCTCTCTTTACTGCGGCCCTTGCGGGTCTCTGTTTTAGCGGTGGCAGCGCCCACGATCGCACCCACAGGCCCGGCAACGGCTGCACCAATCACGGCACGGCCAATACCACCCTTTGTCTCTGTCACCGTCAGATCGTCAGGCACGTCAGATTCATAACCGGCGACTTCATCAAAGCTGTAGATCATGCGAGGGCCTTTATCACCACTGCGGTGTCCAATGCAAAACATCCGGTTGGGTTTGTCAATCGACACAAAGAGTGCGTCACCATCATAAATGGAATCGGTTTCTTCGAACGCCTTCCGACGCTGTTCCAGTGTAGCCCAGTAGTCCGCAAGGGCAGCTGTCGGTTGCTTTGCTGCCCGGATGCCCAATTTTGAAAAGAAAAAGTTGCTGCAGCTGGCGCAAATCAAGCCGTCAACGCTTTTCTCACGGTTCAGCAGACCCAGCTTGCCGCCGCAGACCGGACAGGTATTTGCCATGATTACACCTCATCTTTTGATTTTATAAAATTCTGCATTTTGTCAAAACGTAAAACCACACAACCCATCATTGAATTTGTAATTCGTTCATCCGAAAAAGAATCTTTCCACTTTTGAATAGAGTTTGCTTTTCCCTTTTGAGTTTTCAAAGTCAGGAGTTTTTCCAGCTGCTTGATATAAGAATTTTCGACAACAACCTCAAAAAGGTCAACGAGAGAAAATTTCATCATGTTATAAAGCTCAGTAGGGCTAAAATCAAATTTGAACCCCATCCTCTCATACTTCTTGAGCTCATCGAGCGTATCAAGAATCATATCATATCTTGAAAAAAGAATATCGATATCTGAAGTTCTCTCTATCACTAGAAAAGAGTCCAAAACCTTCCGTATCCGTTCCGGTATTGTTTCTTCCGGGAAATCCACAAATTCCTCCCCGGTGTCAGGGTCGATTAAAACAACGGGCTCTGGTGATTTGCTCCACTTAGCGTTCGGGCGCACAAAATGCAACGACTCTTGGACTTCGGGATCATCTTTTTTCTTGAAGACCGCATTGATAACCCGCGTGATATTTTTTCGAAATCCAACATTCCATATCACGGGAACCACCTCACACATATTAAATTTTACATCACATAGGAGGCATCAGAATGAACACCACAGACCGACAAGGCTACATTGACGCAATTATCAAACTGCTGGAAAAGGCAGACCTGCGCAAGCTGCGCCTGGTCTGGGTTTACGCCAGCAGGCTGATTAAATAAATCAAGGTAGCAAAAGAAGGGGAACCCTTACGGGTTTCCCTCTTTTTTTTGCAGCTTTCTCGCCATCCGCTCAAGAAATTTCCAGTCTTCGGGCTCCAGATCGGCCAGAACTTCCACAAACTGCCGTTTGAAGCTGTCTTCTTCGTTCGCCGTAATGTCAGCGAGAAAAGCAGCCAGCTTCTCCGACTGGGTTATCTGGTTGAACATCTCTCCTTCGCCTGTCCGCAGCCACGTCTCGTTGACGTTAAACTCACGGCAGATGTCGGAGATCGTTCGGTCGCTGGGAACCTTCCGGCCTGAACAAAGCTCAGAAACGAAGGGCTGAGAAACACCAAGACGGTTGGCAAAGTCAACCTTCTTGATATTAAGCGCTGCAATGATTTGCTCGATTCGAGTGTTCATTAGCGACGCCTCCTTGCACCTTTATTATACAGCAAGCACAAAGCCGTGTCAATAGAAAAAATTAGCTGAGCGAAGAAAAAAGTGTTGACATGATAGCCCAGCTATGCTATAATATAGCCAAGCTAAGAAGCACAAGCAAACAGGAGGACAAAAACATGAACGCACTTTCTATTAACATCCCGGAAAACTTCGTCGCAGATTGCAATAACACCCTCAAGCGGTACAACGCCGCCCAGACCGACGCCGAGCGCCGTGCGGTGCTTGACCGCCAGACGGTGCAGGGCCTGTGGTGGGCAATCAAGTTCGTCTGCCAGCTCCAGACCGCTTGCATGAGCGAGAAGGAGTTGAAGCACGCGATCCGTCTCACCCACTTCCGTGGCACTGTGTGCCCGGCATTCAACGCCTGATAAGGAGGACAAAAATTATGAAACGCTATAAGGTGTACGTCTACAACACGGTTGATAAGTTCTGGGACCGCTACGAGGTCCTTGCCGAGGACCCGGTGGATGCCCGGAACGTGGCAGTGCAGCGGTTGATCGACGAGACCGGGCACGGTCTGGACATCTACGAAGTGACCGACGTGTGCGAAGTCAAAGAGTAAGGGAGGACTAAGGGATGATGGACGTTTACGAGATCGCAGCTCGGGCCAGGCGCACCCGGGAAGTAGCTGATGTGGACAGCGTTAGTTATGTTGTGCCCACAAGGGGTTACAACTGGTTCCGCTGGAAGGGATGCCGCCGGTCTGGCCAGTGGATTCACGGCGCGCAAGCCGAGACGCATTGCGATGCACTGCAAGTCTACGCCAATGGCGCATGGCACCCGGTCGTTTCTTTTGCTTACGGTTATATGGGCCCGGCGGCTGACTACACCGTGGCCGGCGTGAAGATGTTTAAGGAGGTCTGAACGATGAAAATTTTCAAACAGGATGCACGCACAGGTGTTTCGTGCGGGGTGAATAACTTTGGTGAAGTGTTTTGCGGGAACGATCGTTCGGGTTATACCCTGCCGGACACACCGGAGAATCGGGAGTATGTTCTGGCCGATTTTGATTTCTGGACACAACCCGCCTGATGATGGCCCCCGGCAAGGGCCGAAACCACCCGGCAGCCAGCCGGGCAAGGTCGTGGGTGCCAACCACAGAAGGAGTTGATTTTATGGCAAAGACAAAGAAGAACCGCACCGATCTGGCAGCAGAGCGGTACAGCATCCCCATCGACGGGGCTCACGCTGCGGACGCGCTGGTAAACGAGCTGTTTGACTCGCTGGATCCGCGCGACAAGCAGACCTTGCTCTGGATGGGCATGGGAATGGCTGCGGTGCGCAAGAACGACCGCCAGACCGAGAACAACGGCGTGGCGTAAGCAATATATTTTGGAGGTTACTATTATGAAAAAGCTGCATGTAAAAGCTACGTTTATTGAGCCGGTGCTTGGCACCTGGCCCGCAAACCCCAATGTGGCCCGCGAGTTTATCGCCAGCAAGTCGCCGGATGCTGCAACCATCGAGGATGAAGTAGCGGCTCTTGGCCCCGATGCGGTAGCTGACAAGGGCATGACCGTTTTCCCGCGTGACCCGGACGGCAATCCGATTTTTTACGATTACCAGATCAAGGGCATGTTTAAGGATGCTTGCGGGATGCTTTCCCGCATCGGCGGCAAGGCCGAGACCGGCAAGAAGAAGGCCGTGAACGAAAGCGGCAAGCTGACCGCTTACAAGAAGGTCATTGACGGCCTGATCTTCGTCCAGCCCCGCATGATTCCCATTCACGTAAACGGTGAGATTACCGACTGCCAGCGCCCCCTGCGTGCCCAGACGGCACAGGGTGAGCGTGTGAGCCTTGCCAACAGTGAGCAAATCCCGGCGGGCAGCAGCTGTGAGTTTGACGTGATCCTCCTTGACGACAGCCACGAAAAGGTTGTGCGTGAGTGGCTGGATTATGGCATCCTGCGCGGCATCGGCCAGTGGCGCAACAGCGGAAAGGGCCGCTTTACCTACATCGCTTATGAGGTGAAGGACTGAGCGCAATGGCATGGCATTGACGGCCCTGATTTGCGGAGGCAAGGCTGAGGTTCGATTGGCCGTGCGTCGCGATGCACGGCAAAGGCAAAGCATGGCAAAGCGAAGCAATGGCATAGCGTCGTGAGGTAAAGAGAGGCAGAGCAAAGGCAGAGCGAGGCCGAGAGGCGCATGGCAACGGCTATGAGGTGAACTGCTGTGCAGTGGCAGCGTGCTGCGGCCTACCGCATCGCAGCGGCACTGAGAAGCACAGACAGGCAAGGCGAAGGAATGGCAGAGAAAAGCGCCGATGTGATTTGCGAAGGAAAAGTGGTGCACCGTAACGATTCGCTGCGGCAAGGTTTTGCTTCGGATGCATTGGCATGGCAGAGAGAAGAAATGCCGTGATTTGCGCAGCGATGGCACAGCAAAGAGAAGATATTTTATTAAAAGGAGTGAACGATTTGAACGACTTACAGATTTTCAGCAATCCAGAGTTTGGCAGCATCCGCATGGTAAAGGAGGACACCACCCATGAGTGAGAAGATCATCGCCTACAAGGCCATGGGCAAAAATATGCAGTGCCGTGGCAAGCAGTATGAGGTGGGCAAGACCTACCATGAGGACAAAGCTGACTGCTGCCACGCTGGTATGCACGCCTGCGAGAACCCTCTGGAAGTGCTGCACTACTACCCGCTGAGGGATAGCCCACGCTTTTTTGAGGTCGAGTGCGGCGGGAACGTGGATAAAAGCAAAGAGGACAGTAAGCTGGCTTGCACTGAGCTGACGGTGAAAGGTGAGGTGAATTTTGCAGGGCTGGTAAAAGCTACAGTGAATGCCGTTTTTAATCGGGTGAAGGGCAAAGAACCTTTTTCCAGCGGCTATTCCAGTACGGCTGGTTCGAGCGGCGATTCCAGTACGGCTGGTTCGAGCGGCGATTCCAGTACGGCTGGTTCGAGCGGCTATTCCAGTACGGCTGGTTCG